TTATGATTCTCTGCTCACTTAGGGCTTCTGAAGACCCGGGCGGTAAAGCAAATCAGTCATACCTAAGATTCAACGGGACAACCACAAATTATTCTGAAACAATGTTGCGAGGATTCGGCGGCAGCGTTAGCTCTAACACATTTGCCTCTACTGGCTTTCGTTGGAACTATGTAAATGCTTCACCTTCAACTGCCAACACTTTCAACAATAGCCAAATCTACATTCCAAACTATGCTGGCTCTACTAACAAATCCGTAAGTCTCGAAGTGGTGGTGGAAGATAACAGCGCAGATAACATTATGAACATCTGGTCTGGTCTTTGGAGCAATACAGCGGCAATCACAACAATTACATTCCTACCAGACGCTAACTGGGTTGCTGGTTCAACAATCAGTTTGTATGGAATACTAAAAGGCTCTGACGGAATAGTCACCACCTCATAACAAGAAAGAAAAGAAAATGACAGAAGTAATCACAAAGCTAGTAGTGGACTGCTCAACAGGCATAGCAACAGAAGTACCTCTAACAACCGAGGAACTAGCACAGCGAGAAACTGACCGCCTAGCTTCCGAAGCTTGGGAAGCCGAAAAACTAGCAGCTAAAGAAGCTAAAGCAGTAGCTCAGGCTTCGGCAGTATCAAAGCTAACCGCGTTGGGCCTTACCGCTGACGAAATCGCAGCACTAAAAGGCTAGTAATGGCTGAGGAAACAACTGGGGTACGCATTACCCAGCAAGCAATTTACGCCAAGCAACTTGAGCATGGGGAAACCCTTGTCAAGATCCTTGAGAAGCTCGACCACTTAGACGAGGTTCCTGCTCGCTTGAGAGAGGTAGAGCTGACACTTGCTCGCCTGGCTTGGATTGAAAAGATTGCCTACTCAGGTCTTGCTGCTGGTGTCACAGGTCTTGTGTCTGCCCTAGCTAGTTTCATTATTCGGTAGGTTAGCCCTTTTCTTTAGGTTACACCTGCCATGACTCGGCTTTACATTAGCCAAAGTATCTGGACCACCCTTTGAAATAGGGATTACATGGTCAATGTGAAGGGCCATCTCCCAACCTTCAGTGCCAATCTTTCTATTTAGGCTTAGGTCTATGGGATCACCGCAGATGTGGCACACAGCACCATGCAGCTCTAGTACTTGAGCCTCTGTATACCTTTCCCAGCCATTAGCTCTTTTCCTAGCTCTTTTTCTACGAGCTATGCCATTTATCTTGTCTGGGTTTTCGGTTCGGTACTTCTTGCCTTTTTGCTTGTGATATTCAATCTTTGACTTGTAAAGTTCAGGCCATTTTGACCGCCGATACTTGTTTAGGGCATCCTTGTTTTTATAGTAATAAGCAAGATTGGCTTGCCTGTATTTTTCTGGGTTTGCTTGTCTAGCTGAGTTGTTAGCTTCATTTATGCAAAGCTTGCATTGTGATCTAAGACCAAAAGTTCCTGGGCCTTTGTAATAATCAGCGAATGGCTTATCTTGACCACACTTGCGACAAGTCTTATACTCAGGCATAGTGGACTCCTTTTCAGTCTGCTCACGCCCCTGGATGTTTCCGCATCGCAGGGGTCTTAGCTTTTATTCTACCTGTAAACTGGACAGATAGAGTGTTAGGACAATAATGAAAACCAAACCACAATGGCCTATTGACGGCAAAAAGGGCAAAGACTGGAAAATTACCAGCCCTTTCGGAATCCGTATTCATCCGATTGAAAAAATTCGCAAATCTCACAATGGTGCCGATATTTGGGGACCCAAGGCAAAAATCTGGGTTGAAGCCTGGCACGATGGCACAGTAATCGCCGCAGGAACCTCGAAGCTGAAGAACGCAGACGGTTCGCTCGGCGGTGTCGGCTGGTATGTAGACATTCGGTCCAAGATAAATGGCGAGTGGTTTGTAGCTCGCTACGCTCACATGGTTGAGAACAGCTTGCTAGTTACTAAGGGTGAAAAGGTCAAGGCTGGAACTCGGTTGGGAATCATGGGAAACACAGGAGCCTCAGCAGGCAGACACTTACACTTTGAAATTTGCAAGGGCAAGGTTCACCGTTGGACACTTGATGGAACAGGCTTCGTAGATCCGATGAAGTTTGTTTTCAACACAATCGAAAAGTGGGAGCTTGCTCAGACTATTCCATTGCCTACTCCTGAAACAGGTGAAGTCCTACCTGCACCAGTTCACGAGCCAGAGCCTAAGTTGCCGAAGGTAAAAGAAGAAAAGGTCAAACCCAAACTTGCTAAATAGATTAGCTAAGAACAAAAGCCTACGACTACTGTTTGTAGGCTTTTTTCTTTTCTTCATGGCCTGGCAGCCTACCCCCGCCTACGCTGGACAAGCTTGGGCCTCAATAACCTGTGCCGACTCGATTGGCAATCAAAGAACATTTCAGACAGGATGGAACAATGAAAATAACTACTTTTTGGACAAGGGAAACATTGCGCGACATTTTTGCGAAGGTGGGTTTGCTGGTCCTTTCACCAGCTTTGTTAGCGTTGTTTCTAATGACGGCGGGGAGCTGGATAATGCTTTGCTTTACCATCCTGGTTACAGTCCTACTCCCACTCCTAGTCCTACTCCTATGCCTGAACCTAGTCCTGTGGATCAAACAACGGACACAACAGTAAGGACAGAAGATGTCGAACGCACAGAAGATGTTGCTCGCACTGAGGAAGTTGTCAGAGAGCCTGAGCCAGTGGCTACGGTGGCTCCCGTAGAACCAGCCCCTCAACCAGCTCCAGAACCAGAGCCAACCCCTGAACCTACGCCTGAACCCACCCCAGAGCCTGAACCTACTCCAGAACGCCCTGTAAAGCCCGTAGAGACTCCGAAGCCCGTAGAAAGCCCGACACCTACCCCTGAACCTTCTGAGCCTTCTACGCCGATTACAGAGCCTGAAGTTCCATCCGAACCTGCTCCAGAATTGGTAGAAGAACCAATCAGCATTGAACTAGCGTTAGAAGCGGTTGGTAAACTTGTAGACAACCTACGCTCAATCGGGTCGGACCTAACTCCAGAAGTACGAGAGCAGGCACAGCAAGTAATTGTTGCGTCTGTTATCGTCACCCAGGTCGCATTAGCAGGTAGGAAACCTTGAAGTTCATAAAAGACCAACTAGATCAAGCTTGGACAATTCTTGGCTTGGGTATCGCTTGGGTCGTACTCGAAGGCACAGCTAAAGACTTTGTAGGTTGGGCCATCCTCATCACCATTGCTATTTGGGCAGCAACTTACCCTCTAAGGAAAGACTAATTATGTGGCTAGACATCGCACGCAGAACCATCGCAGTAATCATCCTCAAGGTCACAGGAATCTTTGTAGGTGGTTCGGTTATCGGACTTGAAGTTATGCAAGCTGTAGCTATGGCTGCTTTTGCTGGAGTTATAGATGTTGCTCAGGAGCTTTCACGAGCTTACCTAGCAGACGGCGAAATTGACCCAGAAGAAATAAACAAGACCTTTGGCAAGATTGGCAGCAAAGAAGTCAAGAAGGACTAACTTCTTCTTCTCTCGCTATCTGTAGTTCCGCCCCAAATTCCTTGCATACCTGCTGACACAGCGTAGTCAAGACATCTAATCTTTATTGGGCATACCGAGCAAATAGCCTTAGCCTCATTAGCGACAAGTTTTCGGTCATAGGTGCTACCCACAAGATCATCTGGAAAAAACAGATTCGGGTCTACGGCGCACCCTACTCCGCCTGGCACATCTCTAATAGCTTCTTGAAGCTCGATGTATTTGCGTTCTAATTGTCGGTGGGTAAGCATAGGTTTACATTACAGAAAAAACCCGCTAATGTGAAATCCCACACCGAATAGATGTGGGATTCACGCCAAATGAAAGAGAGGGAACACTTGGCCTTATCTAAGCTACCAAGCGTAATAAACGAGATACAGGATGCCGTACTCCTAGGAGACTTTGAGAACAGCTCCCCAGAGTGGCACGAGCTACGAAACGAACCTGGTGCTATTGGTGGTTCGGACATTGCCGCCATCGCAGGTTTGTCACAATGGGAAAGCGCCTATACAAAGTGGGCAAAAAAGACAAAGCAAATCCCAGACAGCATTGAGCCATCTATGTCAATGCGACTTGGAACAAAACTAGAAACACCAATCGCAGAAATCTTTGCCGAAGAACATCCTGAGCTGGAACTTTACACAACAGGAACTTGGGCAAACAAAGAAGAACCTTGGATGCGTGCAAACCCTGACGCAATATACGCAGACTCAACTGGTGAGTTCGGAATCCTAGAAGTCAAGTTCTCACGCGACTACTGGACAGCCGTGCCTCAGTCTTACCGCGCACAAGTTCTTTGGTACATGCGAGTATTCGGTTTGAAACAAGCAAAGCTAGTTGCACTTGCAGGTTCTAGTTATCAAGAGTTTGACATCGAGTGGGATCAGTTTGAAGCTGACACTTTGTTTGCTGCTGCGATTCGGTTCCGCAACCATGTCACGCAAGTCAGACCGCCACAGTGGGATGGCTCGACTTCAACACTTGAAACAGTCAAGAAACTAAATCCAAACATCTCAGATGGCGAAGTAGACCTAGACGATTTGGGTATGCACTACTTCAACAAGTTGGATGAGTTCGAGCGTGTTGAAAAGGAACTGACCGAGCTAAAGAGTAGAGTCCTATCTGCTATGAGCGGCAACAAGAGGGGCTTGATTTACGGGGAACATCGAATTAGCCTCAGAGCCAGAGGTGCAGGCTTACCGTATTTGCATCACGAGAAGGCTAAGTAATGGCTGGATTTGTCCCAGCTTCTAATACTCCAGAAAAAGATTTGGTTATGACACCAGATTGGCTGGCACTAGACATACTGAATCATTTTCAGGTTATGGGAAGCTATTTAGATCCATGTAAAGGCTCAGGTGCTTTCTACAACCAATACAACAATGGGCCTAAAGAATGGTGCGAGTTAGGCGAGGGTCGTGACTTCTTTGACTACCAGGGTCAGGTGGACTGGATAGTAACCAATCCACCATGGTCAAAAATGAGAGAGTTTCTAGTAAAAGGCATGGAAGTTTCTACAAATGTGGTTTACCTGACCACCATAAATCACTACACTACAAAAAGAAGAATGAGGGACATAAGGGAAATGGGCTTTGGTGTAAAAGAAATTTTTTGCGTTCCGACACCTGAAAAACCGTGGCCTTCATTAGGTTTTCAACTTGGTGCAGTTCACTTACAAAAGTCTTACATCGGGGACACAAAAATAACATGGCACGAGAAAGGGAAATAAATGGCACACTTCAACCTTGGAGACTACGAGACCGTAGAAGAAAGAATAAAAAGGTGGTACAAAGACAACCCAGAGGGGCGTATTGTCACTGACAACATCACTACGCTTCAGGACCGACAGGTTGGCACTTGGGTCACTAAGAGCTATGTCTATCTAAATGCGGATGACCAGGCTAAAGGTTTGCCAAAGGCAACTGGACTTGCGTTTGAGATTGACTCAAGTAAAGGACCACAAGCCACATCAGCTCTTGAGGTATGTGAGACCAGTTCGATTGGTCGCGCATTGGCGAACGCTAATTACTCTGGCAACAAGCGTGCCTCACGGACCGAGATGGAAAAGGTTGCTAGGGGTAAAACTCCAGTCGCGCCTTTGAAAGATTGGTTAGTAATGGCTCAGTCAATGGGCGATGACCTTGACGGTCTTAGACTGTTATACAGCGAAGCCAAAACTGCAAACGCGCCAAAAGAAACACTAGATAGGATTGCCGAAATTGCCAATGGATCATCTGGAAATGAACATCCTGATAGCAAGCCTGCGGGAAGTGCAGGAGTGCCTGAATGAGCAATGGGCTAGAGGCAACTACCCCGATGTGGACACGATGTGGCAATTACAAAGAGAAAAGTCAGAGAGGCTGAGAAATGGAGATTATTTCACCAACACACATCATTCAGGAACTCCAGAGACTAACAGCGGAGATGGACAAGGGCAGTAACGCCCTCTATGACGCTGAGTGCAAAATGGCGGATGCCGAGGCTGCTTACGACAAGGCTGTTTCCCTTGCGTTCATAAACAACCAAGGGACCG